AAGTAGTAATCGGTATTACAACCGCTGCTGCTAGTGATGCTAACTCTTTAGCTAACTTACAACTTAGTGCTACATCTGGTACAGCTACTAACAGTGCAATATCATCTGGTACAGAAATTGTAGGCGCTGGTGTTGCGGCGTTTTCACCGACACTTTCAGCAGCTCTTTCTATCACTGAAATTGATATTGATCTTGATGCTACTGCCGGTACTTTCCACGTTTTTGAACCCAATGTAAATGCAGCGATAGCTAGTAAAAACTTGTACTTATGTGCAGGTTCTACTTGTGACACAGCTTTAACAGCTTTTCGTGGCACACTTGAGATAGAGTACTCAGTATATTAAAAATTAATGTGGGGCTTCGGCCCCACATACTTTAGGAGAATTATTATGGACGTAAAAGCATCCACAGCGTTAACAAGTGATGGCAGATTGCAAGGTTCTGTTGGAGGAAGTAATACCAATCTTGGTCCAATTAGAATTAAATCTATACAATGTCAGTCTAGTGCTGCAGACGGAGAAGTAAAAATATACGATAATACTTCTGCTGCAGGCGTTATTAAAATTCATTTAAAATGGGGCACAGCGGCAAACGAGCCTCTAGTTATGAGTTTTGAAGGCGATGGCGTAAGATTTGAAACCGCTGCTTTTGTTGATGTTACAAATTGCGACTTCGTAGTGGCTTATTACAATTAAGGAGTAATTCATGGCCGTATCGGGATCTACAGACTTTAATCTGGAAGCTGCTGAAGTTATTCAAGAAGCTTACGAAAGATGTGGCTTACAAGAAACAAGCGGCAAGGACCTACGCACAGCTATACGTAGCATGAACCTTCTTATGGCCGAGTGGGCAAACCGCGGCCTTAATTTATGGACAGTAACTCTTGGTACACAATCAACAACAGCAAGTGATAAAGACTACAGTTTAGACGCTAATATTATTGACATACTAGAAGTTTCTTTAAGAGATTCAAATAGTCTTGATACAAGTTTAACTAGAATTAGTAGAGCGGATTATGAAATGCTTCCTAATAAAGCGTCGGAGGGGAAGCCTTCACAGTTTTATTTTGAACGAACAACAACACCAACTTTGTTTTTGTACCCAACTCCTGATCTATCTACATACACTGTAAGGTATTATTATCTAAAGAGATTAGATGATATTGATGTTGCATCTAATAATGCAAATGTTCCTTTTAGATTTTTACCTTGTTTAACAGCGGGAATGGCATATTATATTGCGATGAAAAAGGCTCCTGATAGAGTACCTTTATTAAAAGCTGTTTATGAAGAAGAGTTTAAACGAGCTATGGATGAAGACAGAGACAGAGCCAGTTTTAGTGCTGTCCCTGGAAGAGCTTATTTCAATAATTACTAACCAGGAGGTTATATGGATAAATTAAACGCAATAAAAAATTGGCTAATGGCTTTAGACAAAAAGAAAAAAATAGCTATTGCCGCGGTTGTTGTGATTATAATTGTTGCCTTGTCAATGTAATGGAACCGAGAGCAAGCACAGATTATATTGTTATCCATTGCTCGGCAACCAAGCCGAGCATGGATATAGGCGCAGAAACTATAAAGGACTGGCACGTCAACGAAAGAGGATGGCGTGATATAGGATATCACAAAATTATAAAAAGAAACGGAGATGTAGAAGATGGTCGCGACATTCGTGATTCTGGCGCACACGCAGCAGGATACAATTCTAAAAGTGTTGGTCTGTGCATGGTGGGTGGAATGGCTGAAGATAATTCTGCTGAAAATAATTTTACTCCACACCAGTGGGTAGCCTTGATTATGGAGGTTAAAAAACTATCTGAAACATATCCCGATGCAAAAATTATAGGACACAATGAAATTAGCGAAAAAGAATGTCCATCGTTCGACGTTCAACAATGGAAGGCAGATAACTTATGATATTAGATGTTGTTAAACTAGCAATAGGTGCAGGCACGCATATAATGAAAAACAGACAGCAGCGCAAAATGCTCGAGTCAGATGCTGCAATGTTGCATGCACAAAAAATGGCAAACGGCGAAGTCGAGTATCAACAACAAGTGCGCGTATCAAACGACAAAGGATGGAAGGACGAATTTGTCCTTATTCTCGTGAGCGCACCCGTGATTTTATTAATATGGTCTGTATTTTCAGATGACCCGGACATACAAGCTAAATTGCATATGTTCTTTGAGCAGTTTAATAATCTCCCTTTCTGGTACCAGACGCTGTTTGTCGGTGTGGTCGCATCAATATACGGACTTAAGGGAGCAGATATCTTTAAGAAAAAATGATTTGGATAATCACAGCCATGTTGGTATATCACGATGTGCCACAACCCGTGCTGACTGATTATACAATAAAATCATTTGATACAAAATTTGAATGCATAGATTACACGTGGCAAAATAAAGTTGAAATGGTCGACACTTTGCTTGAAATGCACAGATATAAAGAAGATAAAGAATTAAAAACTTTCGCATTTTTTTGTGAGAACAGGTATGTGGAATTAAATGAGGTATGAACACTATATCAGATGATATTCTCGAGTGGTCTGAGAAATATCTAGAACCAAAAAACAAACACTTGGGTGACGTGCCTGTCTGCCCCTATGCTCGTATAGCTAGGTTGCAAAAGAGGTACAGAATACTTGAAGTGCGCAATCACGACAGTTTTATTGATCAAATAGTTAAAGGCATAGAAATGGTCAGAGACCCTGACATACAAATAGTTATAGTCGGTTGCAGTGACATTCGAATGGAGCCAGAAGAGTTGGCATCTGTGATCCATGCGTATAACGTTGTTTTTGTTCCTCAAGACATATATTTAATGTGTTCTCACCCTTACGATGAGGACGAAGAAGAGGACGTGGAGTTTTTAGACACAGACGACTGGCAGCCGGACAATGAGTTTATGATGGTATTGATACAAAAGTTTGATGAATTAGAAAAAGCTAGTGACAATTTAAAAAAGACTGGTTATTATGACAATTGGCCATCAGACTATTATGAGGGCACAGTAGAAAAACGACAATCTTATAGGAGATATCGAAATGGCAGGTCCAGGATTATACGCTAACATTCACGCTAAAAGAAAACGTGGAGGTAAAATGAAAAAGAAAGGCGCTAAGGGTGCCCCTACAGCGGCAAATTTTGCTAGAGCAAAACAAACAGCAAGAAAAGGTATGAAGAAGGGTGGCTTTCCAGACTTATCGGGTGACGGTAAAACAACCATGAAGGATGTTCTTATAGGACGAGGAGTAATTAAAAAAGGAGAAAATATGAAGAAAAAGAAAAGAGTTGTAAAACGTGGCGGCGGAATGGCTAAAAAGAAAAGAGTAAAAGCTATGGGTGGCGGCATGATGAAAAAACGTGTTATGAAAAGAGGCGGCGGTATGATGAAGAAGCCTATGATGAAACGCGGTGGAATGGCTAAGAAAAAATAATGACTAAACTTTGTCCCAGAGGTAAGGCTGCAGCTAAAAGAAAGTTTGATGTTTATCCATCAGCTTATGCTAATGCTTATGCCTCTAAGATCTGCGCTGGAAAAATTAAAGATCCCTCTGGGAAAAAAAGAAAAGACTTTCGTGGTAGTAAAGCAAAAGGCGGTTTAGTTGCAGCCACTAAAAGATTAAAGGCACAAGGTTTAAAAAATGGCGGTCGTGTTGCAAGAGGTTGTGGTGCGATAATGTCTAATCGAAAAAAAATAACAAAGTTCGCGTAACATGTCTGGGCACAAGGGACTAGACAAATGGTTCAAACAAGATTGGGTTGATATTGGGTCCAAGAAAAAGGGCGGTGGCCATAAAAAATGTGGGCGATCAAAACAAAAAGCAGACGCTAAAAGAAAATACCCTAAATGCGTTCCTGCAGCTAAAGCTGCTAGAATGTCAGACAGCCAGAAACGTTCTGCTGTTTCTCGTAAGAGATCAAAAGCACAAGGTGTTGGTGGTAAACCAACAAATGTAAAAACATTTGCTTCTAGGAAAAAAGCAGCTGAAGGTGGTTACATGGGAAGTTTTATTGACTTAATCTATCCTGAAGGCAAAGGAACATACAAACGTACGGGTAATCCAAGTTTAAAAAAATATTACAAATCACTTGGGATCATTTAAAAATGGTCATCAATAGATCTCAAATGAGCAAACAGATTTCTACTGGAGGCAAAAGAAAAGACCCAAAAAAAGGAACGGGCAAAAAACCAAAGGGATCAGGCCGTAGACTTTATACAGATGAAAATCCAAAAGACACAGTTGGTATAAAGTTTGCAACACCTGCAGATGCAAGAGCTACCGTTGCAAAAGTTAAAAGGGTTAGCAAACCATACGCACGAAAAATTCAAATACTGACAGTCGGTGAACAACGTGCTAAAGTAATGGGCAAAGCACAAGTTGCAAGTATTTTTAAAAAAGGAAAAGAGGCAATAAGGAGAAGTCATGGCAAGAAAACAAGATAAGATGCCAGCCAGAAACAAAAGGAATTTTAGGCCTACAGAAAAAGGTGCAGGCATGACAGCTAAAGGTGTTAAAGCTTATCGCCGTGCTAATCCTGGAAGCAAGTTAAAAACAGCAGTGACAGGAAAAGTAAAACCTGGTAGTAAAGCTGCTACGAGACGTAAATCATTTTGTGCTAGAAGTGCGGGGCAAATGAAGAAGTTTCCAAAAGCAGCGAAAAATCCTAACTCAAGATTAAGACAGGCAAGGAAAAGATGGAAATGTTAAAAAATATTTTATTGGCTACAATTATAACAACCATAATGTTGTTCAGTGTTAATTATGCTATGGCGGATGTAACTGGTGCAGGGTCCACGACCAACGATCAAGTCACCTCTGGATCATCATCAAGCAATACTGCCATCACGGGAGGATATCACTCTGAATCGACCACGAACTATCAAACGGGATCTTCTCAAACTACAAGTACAACCAATACAACCAACAACAATAACAACTCCTATACAGGGGACACTAGGACTGTGCCTTCAGCATCTGCTCCTGGTATCTCTGCTATGTCTCAAGATTTGTGTACTGTTGGCGTTGG